CAAGTAAAAGTCCTGAATACTCTTTTCCCTCTTGATAGGTCAAAAGAGTTAATAAAATAGCGTTGATGTGTCCTTTTTTAATTTTCATATCACCACGAAATTTCAAATGTATCTGCCGAGTTACTCAACTGCACCCAAAACATTCCGCCCCTCACTTCAAACATAAACGTAGCCCCTGCCGCATACGCAGGACTGGAAGCAATAACAGCAGAGCCAACCGCTGAGAATTTAACAGTTCCTGAATTACCACTTGGAATCTTAACTATCACCAATTGATTAGAATAGGAGTAAATAGCTGGCATCGAATAAGTGGTTACGCTTGTCGATAGCGTTTCACCTGCCTCAACAGGATCGTATGGGTTGTTGTTGATATTCACCTGAGCGAAAGACGCTGCCGATAAAAATAGAAATGCGATAAATAATAGTTTTTTCATGTTATGTTACTTTTAAAATTCCAAATGTTATTAGTTCCTCTTCATCATTGGAAAACACACCGTAAATCTCATACCAGTATTCACGGGTTTGAAGTGCTGCGGTCTGTGCAATGGTCAGTCCAACAATTACAAAGTTCTCATCGGTTGTTACCGTTGGAGTTAAAACTACTTCGCCATGTTTGCGGTATTTGATTTTCATTACCACTGAATCGTAAATACTGAAATCAAATTCCGCCCCGCTATCGTAATCGACTTCGATCTCATAGTCGATCGTAGCCTTACCTTTGTAGGCTTCTAAATCAAGTCGCGCTCCTTTGTAGGTTTGGTAAATCATCCCATGAACATTTTAAAACTTGTATTGATAGCTGAACTACTGCCTTTATAAAGTAAATAAGTATCCACATTATTACATAAGTAAGTATCTACCTGATTTTTATACGTCATTGCGTTACTCCTCAACTCATTAACAACCTGACGGATTACTTGCGCGTCCACTGGCTCTGATTGTGGGACTACTTTACTGACCACTCCGTACCGGGTAATATTTACCTGATTGTTTTGAACCAATCTTGCCAATGTAAAATAAGATAGCATAGGCTTAAGCCCATCGAAGTAAACCGTGTTCCCGTTATACGTCCACTCAGTACCGTTAATCAACTTTTGATAGTTGGCATACATTGCATCTCCTGTATCAAAGAACTTAGTCATAAGGTCGTAGTAAAGAGCATCGCTTAGGATAGGGCGTAACTCCTGATCTTGCGACTCGGTGGCGAATTGCTCCCACCGTAGACCGTCCAATTCAGCCAGTGGCCGAAGTTGTTTTAAATCAGACAGGGTTATTAATACTCGCTTGTCCATAGGTTAATTCCTTAATCTTAAATTCTGAAGTAACAGGCTTGTGCCAGTTAGAAAAAATCTTTTTGAAAGCGTCTGAAATATCAGTCCGGTAGTCTCTGGTTATAGAGTTATAATAAATATACTCCTGTTGTAGGTTCTCTTGATTAAACATTCCGGCTTCAGGCAGAACCCCTAAAATACCTTTAGGCATTGCAAATGCTTCCATGATCGCATTCTTATCATCCTTAGAAATAAACTCATGTATCTTGTCGTTGTTCTGCAAACTCAAAGGGGTAACCAAATCCTGCGCTTTCCTTGTTCCGCTTTCATCCTCGATCACAATCGTAGAACCGGCTCCTGCGCCCCCTTTAAATTGGGATATGCTTTCTATAAAATCCTGTTCCTTTTGTTTGTCCTCAAACTTACCGGGATATGAAAATATATTTGTAGCGTTAAGTCCGTTTTGAATAGATGATAATCTAAACAACCCTATTTCTTCCTGAGTTTGGCCTTGATCTAATACGCTGTCGAATGTGGCTAACGGGTATTGATCTTCTAACGGGGTGAAGTAAAAAACCTGACCTTTATAAGATAATCCATGTTCGTTAATCTCTTCTTTTATTGCCTCAGGATCTGGATTAAACTTGTCATACTCAATAATGTTTTTGGCGTTGCTTAATTCTTTGTAAGGGTCGCGCTCCCAATTCGAGTTATACTTGTAATCGTGTATATCTCCGTTTTCATCAGGTAACCCAAATCGCCAATATTGAAGTGGCCAGACGGATATGTTATTGTATTGCCCGTTCATATTGACTCCAAGATGAACAACAAACGAACCGGAGAACGAAGCCCCATCAATGGCTACTTGTTTCAGGATGTTGTTTAGTGTGAGTCCTTTTGAATTTACAACAAGGTCGGCAAGTAACTTGTCCTCAAACCCTTCTCCCCTCAGAAATTTGGACAGTCTGTCACAAGCCGACTTTATTGTGTAAGATCGATCCCTAACGGCCTCCACGATCTGAGGGTATAGGTTGTTACGTGTGTACCATTGGATGCCCTCAGTACGATCTACGAACGTTCTGAGGCGCTTAACATCAGGGTCATATCTTAATACTTGGTAGCCCATTATTCACCGCGTTTTTTCTTAGGCTTTGGTTCTTCAACGATTTCTAATTGACCGTCTTCGTTATTACGAACGAATCCAGCGTTAATAAAGAAGATATTCTCATCAATCCCACGACTCTTTGCGCGAGCTCTGATATTATCTTCATCTTCCTGACTGAAGTCTGCACCTTTTATGTAGCCCTTACCGGGAACTCCACAAGTGTCATTTTTTGCTTTCCATTTCATTTTATTAGGGGTTTAAATGTTATGTAAATTTAAAAAAAAGGGCTGAACCTTTACGACTCAGCCCCAAGTTTAAAAAATTCTGAATAATTAACTCGCAATCGCTACCTGTGTGCTGTCCGCTACACCGCGCGAAGTAGTTACTCGCAATCTGTAAGAACCTGCGGTTAATGCTACGGTCGTACAAGTTATAGAAGTATCACTCGCTACGGTTAAGCCTGTTTGTGCTACCAATGCCCCGGTTACTTGATTAACCCAATAAGCAGAAAGAACCACACTCGAAGCCGTATTGCCGTAGAAGTTTGTACCAGTCACAGTCAACGAATCACCACCAGCAACCTGAAGGGCTAAATCAGACAAAGTAGTTACAGTTGGTAGTCCCGCGTATTCTTCAACAAGTGCTAACGTAGTAGCGTAATCAGTTATAAACAAGGTCTGAGGAAGTTTAGGCTCAAACTCGCTGTCGGGAGTTGCAAGCTGTATGATATAACCGCCTCCGTTCGCGTATGAGTCACGGGCTAAACCGGGGATAATTTCCATTCCCGACCCTAATCCGTACACTTCAAAAGCGTCAACGCTCTTACCTTTGTTTTCAACGATTGCAATGAAATTCCCTTTAGCCAACTTTTGAAGGTTGTTCTTTTGTGTTTGGGAAATTTCATAAACGATAAATCCAACACTATGCTTAAACTGGTTCGACCCGTTACTTGGTGCGATAATCTCCTGAGAGGGTTTCACATCCTGCTTATAGCCTTCGAACAAAAACGAAACCGTATTTGTAGCGAATGTTAAAGCGGTAAGTAAATTAGGTGTACTGGTTGAAGCTGTAGTGCTGATCAGGTCATCATAGTTTAGCAAGAACAGACGTGAACGCGTACCCGCTTTTAACGGTGCTTCACAGTCTGCTCTTGATCCTATGGTAATTGTTCCGCATCCCATATCTTAAGCCTGAGTATAACGTGTAACTTCTCTTAAAGTAGCTCCATCAAATTCAAATTCCACCCGGCCATCCTTTGAAGATGCTGCCAATACTAAAGTAGCCGCTGAGAATGAAAAGCCAGTGCCAAAAGTTACGGTTCTACCTGTTGCGTCTCCCGTGAAAATGAAGATAACTTTATCCCACTGTCTTAGGTTCGCAAGTACGGTAGCCGCATTAATCGTCATGGCTCCTGTGATTGAGGCGTAACAAACCCGCTGCTCAAGGCAATTTGTCTTTAATGCCGGGATACTTGTAGCCTCATAAATCTGAGTAAACGCCTTCCGTCCGCCTGAACTAAAGGTAAGGTTATCTACTTCTGTTTTTGTAAATGTTGTTACTGCTGCCATTTTATTTCATTTTAATGATTAAGAACCTGTGTAGTAAACTGATTCGCTATCGATGCTAAAGTTTGCATCCATTTTGAACTTAGCAAGCAAGAAATACAACTCACCTTCAGGGCGAAGTTTACCTACTACTAAATTTTCAATGTCGTTCGCTTTGTCTGTCGCTGCGTACAAGTTTGAATCCTGTCCGCTTGTTGCGCGACAAACTAAAATCTTGTTGTTAGGGAAACCAGAATAATATCTGATCTCTCGGCCTTTATAGATTGGCGGAACTACTTCGGCCTGACCCTGACCTTTGTAGGTCTGAGCGATAACCGCGTTCTGATACAATCTAAAAGTCGCTGTACTGCAATGGAAAACCATATCAGGGTCTTCATACAATGCATCCGGGATAGCTGCATCTGCGTTTGCGAATCCTGCAAGTACCGTTCCTATTGCAATTGTTCCGGCAGGCGTTGCATCAATGTTCGTAGCTGATGCAATCGCACGAGTTACGTATCCATTGAAATATGACAAAGGATCAGAAGCGGCCAAAGCGGTATCACCCTGCCAGAACAAACGACCCATTTGATTTTGAGCCTGTCTTAGCACAATGTCAGCAAACACTTTTTGGATGTTTGGATCAAGTACCTTATCAGGTAAAGAGCCTTTAGGCTGGAATGGTCTCCAAGCTGCCTCAAAGACACGTGGATTAATATCATCGATATAAATCTGCATCTCCACAGGAGTCAAAGTAGCCTCAGACCATGTTACGGTCGCGCTCTTTGTGGTAGGCATCGCCTCCCTGCGTCTGATCGGGTTTGAAGTGGATACCATCTTAGCGATGGAAATCTTATTTGGCACGTCAGGAATAACATAAACAGAGCCTTTTGCTACTGCTTCGTTTTCGGTAACTGCCTCGGTGATAATATAATCTAATACGTCACCGTTGTAATTGCTTGTTAGTGCTGGACTTGCCATCGTTAGTTATTGTTAAGTTGTTTTTTTCTTGCTTCTGCCTTCTCTCTCATTTTGTCATTAATTGACTTATACTCAAGTTTTACCCCTGCTCCTGTGATTGCCGGGTTCTTAGGTTGAATTCCTAGTTTAAGTGTAGCCTTTAGAGCCTGAATCCTTGCCTCAGATTCTACTTTAGCCTCCTCTTTCACCGCTTCGATTTCGGCTGCTGATTTCTCATTAGCTGTTTTCAAGGCTGCGTTGATCATTTCCTGAACTTGCTCAAGTGTTACAGTTCCGGTATTAGCCGATTCTGCTGGCATAACTGCGGTAATCACACCCCCCGCAACGGTAGCTTTTGAGCCGTCCTCAAGTGGATATTCTCCATCGGCCAAAGGTTCGGCTGTTGGTTGTCCGTCAGCGTCCAATAGGAAAGCGTTTGCGCCCTCTGCTACTGCCTCACCTTCTACCCAGAATGAACCCGCTCCATCGGCAAGGTTTACTACAAGGTTTTTAGAGGCTTCACCGCCCGGGATCTCTGCCTTTGGCTGAACTCCTTTTTTACTTTTTACGCCTAACAAAGCCATCAATTGAGCTTTTAGGCTTTCATCTTCTTTCTTATTTGCCATTTTATTCTTATTTAATTTGATAGCGTTAAAAGCAGGTACTAATTTCTTTTCAGTAGCAAACTTGAATTTTATGCACTGATCGGCCGTAAGACCTGTTTCGATTTTCATTAACCCGTCCAATCCTTCGTCACTTATTTGCGTGAAGTCTCCGTAAAACTTTCTGAGGCTCTTTTCAACGGCTCCCAATTGATCGGCTGCTGATTGCATCGCGTCCGCGTCACCGCTTACATTTTCTTGGAAAGGGTTGTGTATCCAGAACTGATACCGGTCGTCTACAATCCTACGGTCACCCGCTAAGAATAATTTAGTAGCAATAGAACCGACTAAACCAGTTTGAATAGTTGTTAAAGTTTTGCCTTGTTTCTTGAGGCTGATTAGATAATCATAAATCGCATCGCCCACGTCTACATATCCGCCCGGTGAGTTGATTGAGATTTCGTAGGATGTTGCTTCTGGATAGGTTGTAACCTGATCGATTACAGATAGTAGATTTGTTCCCGCGTGTGCCTGACCTTGTGGGTCTACAAACGAGTCTCCAATATGTCCGTTTATGTTTATCTTTCCGATCACGCAGTAAATTTGCGTAAGCGGTTATTCAAATATACTAAAGGTATTTGTTTAGTAGGTTATCAGTGTTTAAATTTGGGTATGAGTAAATATATCGATTTAGTCAATGAAGCCCGTTACTGGAAAAAACAAGCACAACAAACCGATGTAAGATCAGAGTATTTTCACTATGCTATTAGCAGGTGTTCAGAATTAGATAAACAGATTAAGCAAATGGCAATGTCACAAGAAAAAGTTTACAACAATTCGCAAATAGGAAACTATAAAGATGCTGTAGACGATTACAGGCTAAGACTTAACAAACCTAACCGCCTTTCTGATTGTTACCTCGCTGCAACCGCATTCATCCGAAGTATATTGATACGATTTATTATTTGATAGTCCTTTTGCTTTGTACGCTTGATAGACTAAGTAGTAACGGTAATATGTTACAAGTGGCTCCGCGATGAAACCATCTTTATACATTTCTTTTACTTGCCCTGATTCATAGCGTTCTAATCTTGTCATATCACCTGAGCGCGTGACTGGATT